GTGTTCGCGAACGCATTCCGAAGGGCCTCCTTTGACATCATCGTCCGTGGAAGTTGATGTTCCGCCGTTGGATCATAGATTTGGCTACAGTCTTGATTACAGCATCCCTCAAATTGACGATGCTGAACTCGATGAACTCTTCCATGGCGAGGCGATCGATTTTGCAACTCCCGTTTGGAGCTCCAACTCGCGCAATTTGATCGACGAGGCATTCCGCGAAAGGTTCGCCAATTCACAGGCTTTTCTTTCTGCTTTGAGGAATAATGAAGCAATCGATGTCGTCGCCCCGACGATCGGTTTGTCTCCGTTGGTCGCCATGTCGCTTTCGGTCGCTCCTCCGCGCGACTCTTCGCGCCCGGGCGATTTTTATCGTCAGGTTAGAGTACCAGATTCCAAAGATGACACCAATTGGTTCGTTCCCGAAGCAATCATGGATGGATCTACAGAGGGGCTGCGCGAGCATATCGAAACGTTCTACCGACATCGCTTGTCGCGCTCTGAGTATCTTGCCGCTCCTGCGCTCGTACTCGACGGTCTTCCTGGTGCTGCCAAATCTTCGTTGATGGTCGCTTACATTGAAGCCAACAGCCGCACACGTTTCCACATCGCTGCGCCCTCTCGTAAGCTCGTTATTCAATGGCGTGCTAAGCTTAGTGGTTTCCGCAACGCTACTGTGCAGACGTACCATCGCATCCCGACAAAATGCAACGTGATCATTCTCGACGAGGTTTACGCTTTTGCTCTGCCACATCTCAACGCGTGGCGTGCTTATGCGTCCAACATCGGCGCTCGTTTGGTCTTGCTCGGCGATCATCTGCAATCAACTGGCATTGGCACTATTGATGCGAATGATCCCGTTCTCTCGCGACGAAGGTTGACAATCACCATTTCGAACACCATGCCTTTGGACGCTCTAGCTTTGTCCTTGCGCGTGTGCATACCAGAACATGAACGTTATCGTCTCTTGTACCGCACACGGAATGCCGTCCGTTCATCGTTGCGCTTCTACGCCCATGTTGATCAATCTCAGATTGTCGTACCGGAAAGCGCCGTCGCATTCATTTGTCGCAAAGATCTGCTGCACACTGAAGATTTCGAGTTGTCGATCGGGCAAGTTCAGGGCATGCGCGCACCTGAGACGATCTTGTACATCCATGAAGGGCCCATTTTGATCAATTGGTTGACGACTCACGGGCCACATTTGTTCGTCGCTCTGTCTCGGCATTCCAGCGTAATCCACATTGTTTGCTCGCATCTGTACGTCAATCCTCTTGCGCGTTATCCTCTCGTGCAGCCAGCACTCGTTCGTGGGCTCTACGACACTGCTTTGAAGATGCGGACCGTTTTCCCGGATGCACTGGACGTTCTCACCGAGTTGAAAGAAGTTCCGTCAGTAACACTTGAAGCCGGTTGGAATCTTGATTACAAACATGGAACGGCCGAGATATCACGTTCCGTCAATCGAATTCCGGCCGAATCTTCCGGTGAATGCGTTTTCTTCCGTGACGTCATCGCTCCTCCCATTGATGAAATCCAAGGTTTTATTCACAAACACACGAACTTCGATTCTTTCAAGGATCATGAACATGCCATCGATTTTGTTGGCGGTTCCCGTGGTTTGAAAATGTTGGGCGAGTTGGGACCCCTGTCGCGTGTTGTTGACGTTCGTGGTCCATTCGACGACGCAGATAAGATTGCAGAAATTCAGGTGTCTTCCTCTCGTTTCGAGGATGCTCGTAATGTATTGTTGCGAAATTTCAATGTTGCGCGGAATTATGCGACGCAATCCGATTGCGTGGCTGAAGCACATCTCATTCTGGATCGCTTCAAGAAATGCGTCTTTGCCGATTCCGTCCAAATCGATCTAAATCGCACATACGACGGTGAATGGTTACGCCGACGCACGACAGCTGTTTTACGACGCATTTCCGATCGAGCGTTCATGGAAGACAGTGCTTCAGTTTCTTTTACTGCCTTCCTCAAGAGCCAGACCAAGGCCAAGCCAACTCCCGGGTATGCCGCTGAACAGAATTACGGACAGCAAATCGTCAAGAACGAAGCGGAATATTTGGCTCGTTATGGACCGGTCGTATTGTCCATGTACGAACGTTTCAAACAAGCGTGCCGTCCTGGAGTGGTCCCCGATTATGGGTACACCGATTCGGAACTTTCGGATGTTTTGCGTGAGCGTGGTCATCTCGCCGCTTTCACTTCTGGAAACGAAATGCAAGTCGACGTGTCGAGACAAGATTCATCACACACCGCGCCAATTGTGCTGGCTTTCGTCCTGCTTTTGGAACAGCTGGGTTTGTCATCCGAGTTGGCGGAGTTGTATTTCGCGATGCGTTCCGAATACACTGTGAAGTCGATGGTTCCCAACCTGTATCGTGGTTTGGTGCGCTTCAACTTACCCTCTGGCGACCCGTTTACATTACTCGCAAACGTTTTCCAGATGCTTGCGGTGCTCGCTTGCACGTACAGCGATTTCGACAAGGCTTTCGTTTTGCAGAAGGGCGATGATGCGGAGATATCTCCCGCACTGCATGAGTTTCATGCCTTGCGCGCCCTCGATGCGGTTGCTTGTGTGACGCTTAAGGTCGATTACGAATTGCCGCCGTATCATGCCGGTCGTTTTACTCGCCCCGATCGTTTGATTATCGATCCTATTCGCGTCGTTCTGAAACATTTGACCCGCTTGCGACATGATGATGTAACAACGCGAACTTATTATGAATCTTTCACCTCGCGAAACATCCGTTACACAGCCGAGGACTACGAATATTTGACCCACGCTCTGCCAGCTCGATACACTGCATATGACAGCGAAGATATTGATCTTTTGCTTCGGATCGCTGTGTCGATGCAACGTTGGTCTTATTTCAAAATGTTGCACGATTGTCCTGAGGTGCATGTCGTTTTGCGGGTAATTTCTTTCCGTTCTGATTGCGCTTCTGGGATCGCCCGCGTTTTATTTCCGCATCGTGGTCGCGGTTTCCATCGTCAATTCTCCGGGCTGACGCAAGACAAACTCGTCACCATGCTGCGCAATCATGGTGTCATCACACATTCTTTACATTCGAACACACTCCCTTTGGTGTCGGACGCTGGCGTCTACATTTCACCAACACATTGTTATCTTGTGACTTGATCGCTTTCAGTTCTTCTAAATCGGCTGGGCCGTTCGTTTACGTTAGCACCTTTTAATTGATTCATCTTCTTCTTTTCATGCAGATATGCCTTCTCTTAACGCTACCGATTCTGTCCCGCCTCCTCGCGCACCCCTTGCTGATCCTTCTGTTGATTCTGATATACCTGTGTCTATTCGCATCCCTCTTGTTGCTGCTGTTGATCGTCTTGAGAACAATGCTCGTTATCGTCATCTCCGTCTGCGAAATAACGAAGATATCACTGCGCTCCGACGCTACTTTGGAGTCGTCCGCATTGTCTCCGTTACCCTCGAGGGAACAATTTATTCCGGCGGCGGTCGAAGAATTTCGATTGGTGTCCTCCCAGGGAATGCCAACGCGCCCGCCTCCGGGCCTGACGTTCTCCGATATCCCGGAGTGAGGGTGTTTACGTCAGATTCGCGTACAGCATCACAATTTTCTGTGACCTTTGATCCGGTCACCGCCCCCGGTATCGAATGGGATCTCGCCCGCGAACCCATTCGTTTCGGGCATCCCGTTATCTTTTCGGGCTGGACTGGTGCTCTCGTCGCACCTGCCCAGGGCGCTGCCGGCGACATTGTCGTTGCCATGCGCGCTGTTTTAATCGTTGAGATCGGCGGTTCCACTTCTGGTGCTCCGGTTGGTGGTGACGCGGTTTTTCAATGATAGACGAGGACGACACGGGCGAAAGCGTCTACGGCGATCAAGCCGAAGACGAAGGTTTCGCCGAGACGTGAGTGCATTTGGCGCCAAGTATCAAAATGATGCATTTCACGCCTCGTCTTTTCGGGGGCCGCCGCGTTTTCTTTTTAAACATTTCTTTGCTATTTTTCTTTTTTTTTTTTTCAAAATAAAATGAGGTTTTACGGATCACCTCAAACTCAGCGCATGATTTATTACAAAAGAAAAACGGAAAGAAAAACAAAAGAAACGCGGCGGCCCCCGAAAAGACGAGGCGTGAAATGCACCATTTTGATACTTGGCGCCAGATGCATTCACGTCTCGGCGAAACCTTCGTCTTCGGCTTGATCGCCGTAGACGCTTTCGCCCGTGTCGTCCTCGCCTATCATTGAAAAACCGCGTCACCACCAACCGGAGCACCGGAAGTGGAGCCACCACTCTCAACGATTAAGATAGCACGCATGGCCACGACAGTGTCGCCAGCGGCGTTCTGGGCAGGTGCGACGAGAGTACCAGTCCAGCCCGAAAAAATGACGGGATGCCCGAAACGAATAGGCTCGCGAGCGAGGTCCCATTCGATACCGGGAGTGGTGACCGGGTCAAAGGTCACGGAAAATTGTGATGCCGTGCGTGAATCAGACGTGAACATCCTCACTCCGGGATATCGGAGAACATCGGGCCCGGAGGCCGGCGCGTTGGCATTTCCTGGAAGGACGCCAATCGAAATTCTTCGACCGCCGCCGGAAAAGATCGTTCCCTCGAGGGTGACGGAGACAATACGGACGACGCCGAAATAGCGTCGGAGCGCGGTGATGTCTTCGTTATTTCGTAGACGGAGATGGCGGTAACGAGCATTGTTCTCAAGACGATCAACAGCAGCGACAAGAGGGATGCGAATAGACACAGGTATAGCAGAATCAACAGAAGGATCAGCGAGGGGTGCGCGAGGAGGCGGGATAGAATCGGTAGCGTTAAGAGAAGGCATATTTGCATGAAGAAGAAGAAGATTCAATTAAAAGGTGCTAATATAAATTAACGGCTCAGCCAAATGCTCAAAGTTGCCGAATCAATCAAGTAACCAAGTAGCAATGTGTATGTGAGACATAGACGCCAGCGTCTGAAACTAGAGGGAGTGTGTTGGAATGTAAAAAATTCGTGGTGACACCATGATTGCGCAGCAAAGCGACAAGTTTTTCCTGTGTCAAACCTGAGAATTGGCGATGAAAGCCACGACCGCGATGCGGAAACAAAACGCGGGCGACCCCAGAGGCGCAATCGGAACGAAAAGAAATTACCCGCAAGACAACATGCACTTCGGGACAGTCGTGCAGCATTTTAAAATAAGACCAACGCTGCATCGATACGGCGATCCGAAGCAGAAGATCAATATCTTCACTGTCGTAGGCGGTATACCTAGCCGGCAGAGCGTGGGTCAAATATTCGTAATCCTCGGCAGTATAACGAATGTTGCGCGAGACGAAAGATTCGTAATACGTTCGTGTGGACACATCGTCATGTCGCAAGCGGGTCAGATGTTTCAAAACGACGCGAATAGGGTCGATAATCAGACGATCGGGACGAGTAAAGCGACCAGCGTGGTATGGTGGTAACTCATAATCGACTTTAAGCGTCACGCAAGCGATGGCGTCCAGGGCGCGCAAAGCATGAAATTCGTGCAACGCGGGAGAGATTTCCGCGTCGTCGCCCTTCTGCAGAACGAATGCTTTGTGAAAATCGCTATACGTACAAGCTAGCACCGCGAGCATCTGGAAAACATTGGCGAGCAACGTGAACGGATCGCCGGAGGGCAAATTGAAGCGCACCAATCCACGATACAGGTTAGGGACCATCGACTTCACGGTATATTCGGAACGCATCGCAAAGTACAATTCCGCCAATTCGGACGGCAAACCGAGCTGTTCCAGAAGCAGAACAAAAGCTAGCACGATCGGTGCAGTATGCGAGGAATCTTGCCTCGAAACATCGACTTGCATCTCACTTCCTGATGTGAAAGCGGCGAGGTGGCCGCGCTCGCGCAAGACGTCTGAAAGTTCCGAATCAGTGTACCCGTAATCAGGGACCACACCGGGACGGCACGCATGCTTGAAACGTTCGTACATGGACAGTACGACTGGTCCGTAGCGAGCCAGGTATTCCGCCTCGTTCTTGACGATTTGTTGCCCGTAATTCTGCTCAGCGGCGTATCCAGGGGTTGGCTTTGCTTTGGTCTGACTCTTAAGAAAAGCGGTGAAAGAGACAGAGGCGCTATCTTCCATGAACGCTCGGTCAGAAATGCGCCGTAAGACGGCTGTCGTGCGTCGACGTAACCATTCACCATCATACGTACGGTTCAGGTCGATCTGGACAGAGTCGGCGAAAAACGCACTTGTTGAAGCGATCCAAAATAAGATGTGCTTCAGCAACACAATCGGATTGTGTGGCGTAATTTCGTGCGACATTGAAATTCCGCAGCAAAACGTTGCGAGCATCCTCGAAACGAGAGGAAGACACCTGAATTTCCGCGATCTTGTCTGCATCGTCGAAAGGGCCGCGGACGTCAACCACGCGCGACAAAGGTCCGAGTTCACCCAGCATTTTCAAACCACGAGAACCGCCCACGAAATCGATGGCATGTTCATGATCCTTAAAAGAATCGAAATTCGTGTGTTTGTAGATGAATCCCTGGATCTCGTCGATTGAAGGAGCTGCGACGTCGCGAAAGAACACAGAATCACCGGAAGATTCGGCCGGAACTCGATTGACAGAACGCGATATTTCGGCCGTTCCGTGGTTATAATCGAGATTCCAACCAGCTTCGAGTGTGACCGACGGGACTTCCTTCAATTCCGTAAGGACGTCCAATGCATCCGGGAAAACGGTCCGCATCTTCAAAGCGGCGTCGTAAAGCCCGCGAACAAGCGTGGGTCGCACGAGGGGGTAACGCGCGAGAGGGTTGACGTACAAATGCGAGCAGATGATATGCATCACGCTGGAATGTCGAGACAAGGCGACAAATAGATGCGGACCATGGGTTGTCAGCCAATTGATCAATATCGGCCCTTCATGGATGTACAGAACCGTCTCGGGTGCGCGCATTCCTTGCACCTGCCCAATCGACAACTCAAAATCATCCGTGCACAGCAAATCTTTGCGACAAATGAAAGCGACGGCGCTCTCCGGGACAACAATTTGAGATTGGTCGACATGAGCGTAGAATCGCAATGATGAGCGAACGGTGTTTCGCGTGCGATAAAGGAGACGATGTCGATCATGTTCCGGCACGCACACGCGCAAAGACAAAGCCAAAGCGTCCAAAGGCATGGTGTTCGAGATGGTGATCGTTAATCTGCGACGCGTGAGGATAGGATCGTACACATCGACAGTCCCTACACCGGTTGATTGCAGGTGATCGCCGAGCAGGACCAAGCGAGCGCCAAGATTGGACGCATAAGAACGCCACGCATTAAGATGGGGCAGAGCGAAAGCGTAAACCTCATCGAGGATGATCACATGACACTTCGTTGGAATGCGATGGAACGTCTGCACGGAAGCGTTGCGGAAACCGCTGAGCTTGGTACGCCACTGGAGAGCTAATTTGCGAGAGGGCACAGCAATGTGAAAGCGCGTGCGAGGATTAGCCTCGATGTATGCGACCATCAGCGAAGACTTAGCGGCGCCTGGAAGACCGTCGAGTACGAGCGCAGGAGCAGAAAAGTGTTCAGAGCGCGACAAGCGATGCCGATAAAACGTTTCAATGTGCTCGCGCAATCCTTCTGTGGACCCGTCCATGATCGCTTCAGGAACAAACCAATTGGCATCGTCCTCAGAACCGGGAACCCTGACTTGACGATAGAGATCACCCGGGCGTGCAGTATCACGTGGAGGGGCAATCGAGAGCGACATGGCAACCAACGGAGATAAACCGATCGTTGGAGCGACTACATCGATGGCCTCGTTATTTCTCAGAGCAGTGAGAAAAGCCCGAGAATCAGCGAACTTCGCGCGGAAAGAATCGTCGATCAGATTGTTTGAGCCAGAACTCCATACGGGGGTCGCAAAATCGATCGGTTCACCGTGATACAGTTCGTCAAGTTCGGCAGCATCGATTTGAGGGATGCTGTAATCGAGGCTGTAGCCGAACTTGTGGTCCAACGGCGGAGCATCGACATCGACAGACGACGACGTCAAAGGAGGATCTTCCGAGTGTGTTCGCGAGCGCGGCGAAATGGTGCTTGGTGCTGAATACGGTGCCGGAGGTTCGAACTCCACGCTACGTTCTGATAGTGCGCGGGTCGCGATCGGAGGTGGCGCGGCGACGGAAAGACCGGGAGGAACTACGGCGGGTGCTTCAACAACATCAATGTAAACCGAGTCCAATTCCCCGGAATGCAGAGTGGAAGGCGGAGCAGGCGACGCACATGGACGGAGATGAAATTCCGGGCAGTGCTGATAATCCTCCCAAAATTCCAAATGGGAGACACTTTGCGCAGCGCAGTCGTCGTATTCGCTTGTATCATCATCGTCGCTCGCACTTACAGAAGTGTCGCCGGAAACGAGAGAAGGCACGGGTTCGAACACACCGGATTGATAAACCAATTCGCCCACCGAACGTGATTCACTCGCGAAATCCGAAGGCAAAAAGTAATCTTTGTTCGAGAGACCGTCGATACACGTATCCTTCAAAGCGATGTCGGCTTTTCGCGTGAGCAAAAGACCCGCAGGAAGTGGAAAATCGGCTTCGCCAACGGCTTCTTGTTCCGACACGGCTGTTTCAACCGCAGAGATGTGACCTTGAACGGCGGAAGAAACCGAAATCGTTCCATCAGAAGCCGGTGCGGCGGCAATGAGAAGTCCAGCCGTCGGAGGGGTTCTGCGAGAAAAGAAATCAGCAACGCGCAAAACGTTCCGTTCCGCGCAACCAACGATCGATGACAAGGTCGAAATCAGACGTGGCGGCTCATACGATCGCAGACCCGAAACAATGCGGTACTTTCCGGCGGCGGCGTATTCGAAATCGCTTTCCGAAGGATCGTATGATTGCAAGGTCAGCCACGAAATGAAGCGTTCGAAACGAGTCGGATCCAAGGCTCTCCGCTTTTGACTGATCTGCAAAGTGAACAGATCGCTTAGAAACTGTGGGAAGAACAACATCCCGCGTCGTCGGAATTCGGCCTTTATGTCGCCGATCATTCTGCCATGGGTGAAATCGAATTCCATACGCTGACGGAACACGCAGACCAATGCATGATTGACCGTCGCATAAAATTCGGTGATGGACAGATCCAAACGATTTTCAACGATCGTCTTTCCGATTTTGACCTCCGCGAGCTGACCTCGAAGCTTGTTAGCGGCTGGGCGAAATTGCAGATCTTTCTCGTCGACGGTCGCAAGGAAAGAGACCAATGCACGGAAGCGCCGCGTGGGAATGCTGTAATAGCGCGGTTCATGAACCAGGTTGGGCGATCGATGTACCCACCAAGGTCGAACAAGAGGCAAAGTGGTGAACGAATTTTCCTCGACCGAAAACATCGATGGGATGATCTCCTGGCGACCGGCGATAACGCGCAATTCGAGCCAATACGTCGTGCCGAAGGAACGGACTTCTTCCAACTGAAGGTGGTAACCCTTAATAGCTGGGAGGGGGGAGCACCATGATAGAAGGGCGTCGGCATTGTTGGAATAGCCGGCGGAAGCAGAAGAAGTGAAAAACATGTAAACGTTCTCATCTCGCCTTTCGTATCGGAAACCGTTCAACGTATCCTCGTACACGTCCACTCGCTTGTCAAGGAAAGGCACCGGCAGGTTGATCAAAACCCAAGCGCGATTGACGTTGAGGCGAATCATACTCTGCGCGAACTCGCCCACTGGGATGTCGCCAGCAGAAAAAGGAGCGAATGACAACGTCGCATCAGAGCGAAGGCGGCAATCTTGAAGGCAATGATCATCGCTGATCGCGCGGAAAAAGTCCGTATCGTTGATAGCATAAGTGTGATTGTGCCGTAAACGATCGCGCCCCGTCAATTCTGGCCCGCAATTGTGTGCAATTCGGGGCATTCGAGCGGCCTGATGCGGTGACAAACCGACGCCATGCACGTGTGTAAAGCCAGGCAAAGCCTGCATCCGATTGACGGCTGAGGAAAAGAACGCTTGCCGCACCGCCTGGGCCACGCCATGGGGATGATCATGAGTGGAACGGACGACCCTGAATTCACTAAACGACTCAGCCAGGCGTTCCAAAGAGGAAGCGGGAGCACTGGAAGGCACGAGGAGTTGAGGCATGGCCAAACGACGTTGGTACAAATTGCGATATTCCGCCGTAATGTCCTGCGTGATGGCCTGCACGACTGGTCCATTGCCGTGATATTCCGACGATCGTTGAAAGATGCGGTCCAGAAACGGGTCGACGTGGCCTGGCGCAGGAGCACCAGGTTGCGCAACATCATGCAACGCGACGCGCATTTCACAAGCGCTCAAATCGATTTCAGGAAAGACTGGAACATACGACTTGGCACGATCGTAAATTCGAGCGGGCGAATGCGGTTGGTCGAAATTACGCGTGAAGAAAGCGTAAAGACGGAAAGCCGGGCAGATCAACGGTACAGCGATGTCGACACCTGTGGCCAAACCGTTTATAACGTCAGCCACGGTGGAGCCCGCAGCGGACAACAAGTCGAACGCATATTGCAGATCAACCGGTAAAGGGAATGGCGGCAATTGAGGAATCGAAACCCAGTCGGGGATGACACTCCCAGGATCGAGCGGTAGCGGAGGCAACGAATTGGCATGCATCGGTAAGTGCCCTTCGAAATTCTCGCGCAATTGTTCAAGACCGGACAAAGCGGCACTAACGGCAACATCGAACGAAGCGGCTGCAAGAACTTCCGGCCCGAAAACAGCCTTGAAAGCGTCGCTGCGAGCATTTGGGTCGTCCTCGCCAGCGCCAATGAGACGGTCAACAAAAGGCAAAAGGAGCTCGATCGTTTCGGGGCGCGTAAACCAATTGTCAGCAACCATGCGTTCGTGCCATTCGATCGTCCAAGAAGGTCGTGCTAAGAGGCGGGTGGCGGTCAAATGCAGATCGCCATCATCTTGTTCAGCCAATTGGAAATAAACAACCTTTTGTTCAGAATCGATGGATTCGATTGCCTGGATGAATTGGCGAACTGTGACCGCGTAGGTTTCTGGTCGAGAAATGTTAACGCCGGGGATCTTCACGCCGCACGCAACCAAAGCCATCCAGCACTTGCCGGATCCCTTGATCATAACGAGTCGCTTCTTTTTGTGAGCGACTTTAATCACGGGAGGATGGGCGATGATTGGGTGTTGGAACTCGGGCGGTTCGATGATCGGCGTCGGAGACGAGTAAACAAACAAACCGACAAGAAAGAAGCTTGCGACGAGACGAGGCAGAAAACCGTTGCGAGAGGCGTCCGAAAGAAGTGCGAAATTGCGCAGAAGGCGCACGGAGGAACGAGACGGACGTGGGGTGTATCTCGAGGCCGGCCGGGAGGAAACGGGCAAGCGACGAGGGACACTGAATGAAGAAAAGGTAGGCGCAATAGGAGAAGCGCCGACCATCGAGAAATCAGGAAACTTATTTTGGGTTTTTCTTTTTGAAAAATTTTTTCTTTTATTTTTAATGAATTTTCTGGTAGAAAAGAAAAAACGCTCCTCGACGATATCCGAGGAGGGTAAAGGAACAGAGAGAGGAGAAACGGAAGGAGAAACAGAGACAGGAGAAAAAGAAATTGGGAGCACTACAGAAGTAGTTTCCGATTTTGAGATGCGGGTGGCAGCAGGGGAGAATGCAGCCCGATAGAAAGCGCGCCAATCAGAAGGAGAAAAAAGCGAATCACGCTCGGAAAGCGAGATGGGCGGAAGAGGTAAAGAAAGGACAAAAGAGTCAAACTCGAGGGGAGTAAGAACACTGGAACCATAGCGCGCGACTAAACGGAGAGTGCATTCCCCGACCTGGCCAACCCGAGCTAACGGGTGCCATTCGGGGGTCATATGTTTCGAAGATAAAAGAAAAAG